CTACCGAGGATAATTCTCCATTAAGGAAAATTTCCTGGTTAGCGGTTCGACAGCGTTTCCACTGCATAAATAACATGCATCTGTCAGGGAAATGGGGTAATACCCCAATTATCAACTTTTATGGCAGTTAATAACTTTAAATCTAGGAAAGCTTATAAAAAGCGAATCAAAGATTTTAGGTTAAAAGCTGACAAGTTTATGATAATCGTCAAGTGGTTAACCAAAATTTGGTTTCCAGACTTTGACAAGTCCCTAATCGACTCTAAGATTAAAACTATGATCGAATGGTATACTACAAGAGGACCTGAATGGACAGTTAAGAGAATTAAATCTCTTAGACTTATCCTTTCAAGAAATCTTGCTGGTAAACCCCTTAGTCAAGTTCCATATCTAAAATACTATAAAGGCAATAATAATTTATGGCCAAAGTTTTTTAGTAATATTGAATTGTTAGATTTAGGAAATACCAATTATATTAGATTTACCTATACTCTTTTAGAGTTTAGCAAATTAATAGATTGGTGGCCTAAACCTTCTTATTCTTCTATAACTGACGCTCCAACCTCCTCACCCATTTTACAAGGTGCAGAGCTGGCACGTATTTATAGGAAAGTAAGCAATTACAATATAAATGTGGAATGGACTGAGTTCCATCATAGCGTTAAATCTGGACCTATTGGTCGAGCAGTATCTTCTGCAATTGAGGAGATTAAACACATCAATCCTAGACTATATGAAAATATAGCTATTTTTGGTGGATCTAATCTTCGCAAAAGCATGGATAACTGTAAAACCATCATGCAAAATGTACCTTCTTCTAGTTTAAAAGGGATATATTTCAAAGAGCTTCATGAAAATGAAACTTTTAGAAAAATATCTCATATTAATTCTAGAGAATGTAAATTAAGGCCAATCGCAATTTTTGATTATTGGTCACAAACTTGTCTAAAACCGTTCCATGATGCACTATTCCGTGCATTAAGAACATTTAGTCAGGATTGTACTTTTAATCATAATCATGCTCAGTTTTCAAACAATAATTATTGTTATGATTTAACTGCTGCTACCGATAGATTTCCAATAAAACTTCAATTTGAATTTTTATCAGAAATTATTGGTAGCGAGAAAGCCTTGGCATGGAAGGGAATAATGATCTCTGAAAAATATCGCACACCAGAAGGAGACTTCATCTCATATGAGACTGGTCAACCTATGGGTGCATATTCTTCATGGGCAATATTCTCATTATGTCACCATCTAGTAGTTCAACATTGTGCTGAAAAGGCGGGCTTAGCCCTCCCTTTCAAACAATATTATCTATTAGGTGATGATATAGTGATCCAGAATTCTAAAGTAGCATCTCTTTATGAGAAAGCAATTCAGGACCTTGGTGTCCAATATTCCGAAGATAAAACTATAGAGTCAGAAGACTTTATGGAATTTGCTAAGAGATATTGGTTCAAGGGCACTGAAGTGACTCCATTCCATGTTGTTGCAGTTGTGGATACGTATAAATCTTATATAGATTTATATTCGTATATCACAAGTATGCCTCAACAGGGATGGATACTTCCTTATTCTAAC